GAATTCTTGGGAGACCACTGGAATTAGTCTTGATCTTTCAGGATCAACTCAAACTGAAACATTTGCAGCTGCTTCAAGAAGAACTGGTAGATCTACTGCTGATTTGGGTTTGAGGGGTAACAATGCTAATTTGAGTTCAATCAATTCAACATCACTTGATGGCACTATTAATATTGAACAAAATAGAACTGGTGTTCAGCAGACTGTAAATGAAATTTTAACAGATGCAGAATCACTTGGTACTAGAATTACAAATAGATCTATCTCTAATTTTATGAGAGAGAGAAATATTGAATTCACTGGCACTAGAATGAAACCAAATACACAAGTATTTGCTTTCTTTGATAATGTAAATGTAACTACAAGATGCACTCCTAAGTTGATTCAGATTGTAATGAATTCTGGTGTGTTCCAAGTTGGTGAGGAAGTTGTAGGAAGAATTCCTGGAGCAACTGAAGAGGAATTAAGATTTAGGGTTGCTAGTGCTAATCATAAGTATGGTCCTTACAATAATCCAACTGATTTTTATGATAGTAATCCTTATTTAAGATCAAACGTTGTTCCTTCAGTTTATTCTGCTCAAAGCACAATTCTTAATGTAGATACTGTTACACTTGCCTCAGAAGAAAATCCAACCTTCACTGGTCATGTAGTAAATACAATGATTCTTCAAGGTCAAACAAGTGGAGCTGAAGCAACTGTATCTAATGTTAACCTTATAACAGATAGAGTTGGTACATTGCAAGGTTGTTTTGAAGTTCCTGGTGAAGGTGATTTAACAATACAAACCTTCAATACAGGTAGAAATGTATTTAAACTTACAAGCAGTTCAATAAACAGTAGCATTGAAGGAACCACTACTACTGAAGCAGAGGAAATTTTCTATTCACAAGGTGACATTGATACTACAGAAGAAGTAACTCTGTCTCTTAGAAATGCAAGAGTTAGCACAGTTGATGTGCTTCCAGAATCTCAGATTATTGAGTCTAACATAGATCTGAATATCATTAACAGCACAACATTAAGACCAACTCCCCCTCCTCCACCAACACCCCCTCGTCCAAGGAGAGGTGATCCGCTTGCACAGACTTTTAAGATTGACTCATCTATTGGAATCTATGCTACAAAGGTTGATTTATTCTTTCAGACTAAAGATGATACTTTGCCTGTAACTGTACAGATTAGAGAAACTACATTAGGAACTCCAAATAATACTATTCTTGCTTATTCAGAATTGACCCTTGATCCTGATGATGTTAATGTTTCTGCTGATGGCACAGCAGCAACAACATTTAGATTTGAATCACCTGTGTATTTAAGACCAGGTGGTGAATATGCATTAGTTGTTCTCTCAAGTGTAACTACATACAATCTTTGGATTTCTAGACTTGGAGAGGCAGATGTAACTACTCTTGCCACAGAATCAGGTAGAATCTTAGTAACTGAACAACCTGTACTTGGTTCACTCTTCAAGTCACAAAACTCTTCAGTTTGGACTCCAAGTCAATATGAAGATATGAAGTTTGTTCTTCATAGAGGTGATTTTATAGGATCTGGAAATATTCAATTCTATAATCCTGAACTTGATGATAAAAATGAAGCAATTGGACCTGGTGCAATTCTTGCTGAATCTAGAAGCATTAGTGTTGGTATTGGTACAACAGTTAATCAAGGATCTGCATCAAATCCACTTATTGTTGGCAATAAAGTTATTCAGGTGAATACTGGAGCATCTGGTTTTGTTAGAAAGTTTGCTGGTATTGCTACAGGTCAACTCAGTGTTACAACCGCTGGAATAGGATTTACACCATCTGCAGGTTCATTTACATTTACAGGAGTTGGTTTGACTGCAGTAACTGGCAGAGGTATCAATGCAACTGCTGATATAACTGTGCTTGATGGTGTTGCTATTGGTGCAACTATCAGATCAGGAGGAAGTAACTATTCATTGGGAGATGTTCTTAAACCTTTACCATTTGGAATTAATGAACTTGGATCTGGATGTCAACTTACAGTTGGTATTATTACAGCACAAAATACACTTATCTTGAACAATGTTCAGGGTGATTTTAGCACTAATGTTACTGACTATCTCTTATATGATTCTACTGGTGGCACCAGACTTTCAATCAATGCTGGCGTTGGTGGTTCAGTTTGTCCTACAAGCACAACAGTTATTAATGATGGTCTTCATTTAAAGATCAATCAAAGAAATCATGGAATGTACTCTAATACAAATAGAGTACAATTGAGAAATGTAAAAGGATCTGGTGCTCCTACCAGTATTCTTACTAATATAACAAGATCTAGCACTGCAAATATTTCAATTGCAAACACAAATGGATTTGAAAATTTTGAAAATGTAGGTGTTTCAAATACCAATCCAGGATATGTTCAGATTGGTGAGGAAATTATTAAATATGAGGGTGTTACATCTGGTAGTGGAACATCTGGAACATTAACTGGTATTGGTAGAGCAGCAGAAGGAATTGCTGCAAGTCATAAGACAAATGACATTGTTACAAAATATGAGTTTAATGATGTTTCTTTAAGAAGAATAAATACAATCCACAATCTTCAAGATGTAACTAAAAAAGATGCTTTAGCAATTGACTCATATCATATTAAAATTGACATGAGTTCAAATGGTACAGATAGAACAGGAATAGGAACATTTGCTCCAAAAACAAATTATCTAACTGATGGATCTACTAACACAAATACAGCAAAAGGATCCTATAACATTCCATATTCCATAATTATCCCTGACATTACCTCAACAACACCAGAGGGTTCATATGTTCTTGCATCTGCTAGAACTATTTCTGAAACATCTGTTTCAGGTGATGAAATAGCATTTATTGACCAGGGATTCCAAGATGTTCAATTTAATCAAAAGAACTATTTTGAATCACAGAGAATGGTTGCATCATCAATCAACCAAAATGAAAATCTCACACAATTCCCTGGTAATAAATCATTTACTTTAAATCTTGATTTACTTACTTATGATAAGAGAATTTCACCTATGATTGATCTTAATCATTCATCTGTTGTATTTGTATCAAATAGAGTTGATGGTCCAATTTTAGACTTTGCCACTGATGCAAGAGTTGCAGGTATTCCAAATGATCCTAATAGTATGATATATGTTACTAAAAATGTAACTCTTGAAAATCCTGCCACATCTTTGAAGGTATTCATCGATGCTTACATTGCAAATTCTAATGATGTAAGAGTTTTCTATGCTCTTGATCAAAATGTAAGTGCAAAAGAAACTAAGTTTAGACCATTTCCAGGTATTAATAATATTGATACTTTTGGAAACGTTATCAATCCTTCTCTGTCAAATGGAACTCCTGACATTAGAAAAGAAAAAAATGACAAATTGACCCAAACACCTGCAGTTAATGACTTTACTGAATATAAATTTACTATGGATAATCTTCAACCATTTAAGTCATTTAGACTTAAACTGATAGGAACATCATCTAATCAGGCAGTTGTTCCCCAATTCAGAAATCTAAGAGCATTAGCATTAGCATGAGTTTAATTCCAGTTGAGGGCAATAAAAACCTATTGAGAGATGGGAAAACAAATGCCATAATTAATACAAATAAAAATGAATTTGATGCATACATAAAAAACAGGGAGAAACTTTTATCTGATAAAGAAAGAGTAGACTCCCTTGAAAAAAAAGTTGATAATTTAAAGGGTGATCTAGATGAAATCAAATCAATGTTAAAAGCAATAACCAATGGCTAACAACACAATCACCTTTAATCCAGACTCCAATACTGCATATGGTGTAAACCTCACAATATTGGAAGGTGCTGACTTTAGATCTACATTTAAAGTTAATAAAGAAAATAAGTCTGCTTTTGATTTATCTGGTTATGCTGTTCATGGTAAATTAAAGAAAAGTGTTGCCATTGGATCATCTTCAGGAGGAATAACCACATTCACTAGTGGTATCTCAAGTGCTGCTGCTGGTGAATTTAATATTTCACTTACAGATACTATTACAAAAGATTTGAAACCAGGTAGATATTATTTTGACATTAATGTTGTAAGTTCAGCATCTACAGTTTACAAAATGGTATCAGGAAATGTAGTAGTAGAAGGAGGTCTCTCCGTATAACTAAATATAAAAAAGGATATAGTGTATAATGGCACAACCTTCTTCAAGACAAGAACTTATAGATTATTGTTTAAGACAGTTAGGTGCCCCTGTCTTAGAAATTAACGTTGCTGAAGAACAACTTCAGGACTTAATGGATGATGCCATTCAACATTTTCAAGAAAGACACTATGATGGTGTTGAAAAAACATTCTTAAAGTATCAAATTACTGAAAAAGATGTAGAAAGAGGTAAAGCAAGACCTCCAGGTGCTTCAAGTGCAACCACTCAAACTGGGATCACTTCAACTACAGTAAGCACTACAGTTGGTGGTGATTCTACAAACTTTGCTTTTTATGAAAATAGCAATTATATTCAAGTCCCACCCCAAGTTATAGGTATTGAAAGAATATTTAAATATGACGATGCTCAGGCAGCAAGTAGTTCTAACATGTTTAGTTTCAAGTATCAATTGTTCTTGAATGATATTTACTACTTTGGTAGCACTGACCTGCTATCATATTCAATGTCAATGAGTTACTTGGAGACAATGGATTTTCTCCTTAACACTCACAAGAGAATTAGATTTAATATTAGACAAGATAGAATGTATCTTGATGTAGATTGGGATAATTTGAAAAAAGATGAATTTATTATTCTTGAATGTTATAGAGCACTTAATCCAAATGATTATACAAGAGTATATAATGATCCTTTCTTAAAAAGATATTTGACCGCTTTAATTAAAAGGCAATGGGGACAGAACCTCATTAAATTTACAGGTGTAAAACTACCTGGGGGAATTGAATTTAATGGCAGACAACTCTTTGATGATGGTCAAAGAGAACTTGATGAAATCAAGGTTGAGATGTTAAGTAAGTATGAGTTACCACCAATGGATTTGATAGGTTGATCACATGCTCAATCCGTATTTTTTAAACAACTCTAAACAAGAGCAAAATCTCATACAGAGTCTGGTCAACGAGCAGTTGCAGATGTATGGAATTGAAATATATTATATTCCTAGAAGATATGTTACTAAAAATACTGTTATTAGAGAAGTAATTCAATCTGAATTTAACAATGCATATCCTATAGAAGCATATCTTGATAGTTATGAAGGATATGGTGGTCAGGGAACATTATTATCAAAATTTGGAATTGAAGAGCAAGATGACCTAACACTGATTGTATCAAGAGAAAGATATGAGAATTATATTACTCCACTTATAAAAAATATACCAAATATTGAGTTGTCTACTAGACCAAAAGAGGGTGATTTAATTTTCTTCCCACTAGGTGATAGATTATTTGAGATTAATTATGTTGAACATGAACAACCATTCTACCAACTTCAAAAAAATTATGTATATACGTTGAAATGTCAACTGTACAGATTTGAAGATGAAGTTCTTGACACTGGTGTAGAGACAATTGATGATGAGATTGAACAACTAGGTTACATGCAGACTCTGACTTTAATTGGTCAGGCAATTACAGCAACTGGAACAGCAACCACAACAACTGGTGGGATTACTATTCCAATAATAACAAATATGGGTGGTGGATATTCATCAGCACCAAAAGTTGGGTTTTCCTCTTCTCCTCCAGGTGGAGTAACTGCTGTTGGTATAGCATCTATAACTAATGACTTTGTTGGATGTGATGGAACAAAAGGTGGTTCTGTTAATTCCATATTACTATCAAATGTTGGTTCTGGTTACACAGTTGCACCTTTAATTGTAATTAGTGGTGGTGGGGGTAATGGAGCAGTTGCTACCACTGGATTAACAACAAATACAAGTATATCTGGTATTACGATTACTGCCTCTGGTTCTGGTTACATTGAAAATCCAACTATAACATTCTCCTCTCCACCAATTGGAGGTATAACTGCAACTGGTGTAGGACGTATTAATTCTGCAGGTATTGTTACTGCTGCATTCATAGTCAATCCTGGTAGTGGTTATACAAGCACTCCAACTTTAACTTTCTCTGCACCTCCAGCAAGTGTAGCAACAGGAAGTTATATATTTAATGAAATTGTTACAGGTTCAAGTTCAGGCACTACTGCAAGGGTTAAAGAATTTGATGCTGTAAACAATACTCTTGAGGTATCAATTGTTGATGGAGCTTTCCTTGTTGGTGAAAATATTGTTGGGTCAGAATCAGGTGCATCATTTGCAGTAAGACTTGTCAATAAAGATGATTTAAATGATCCATTTGCAGATAATGATACTATTGAAACAAAAGCAGATGCAATCATTGATTTTACCAAAATAAATCCATTTGGTATGCCTTGATAAATAAATAAAAAGTAACAATAAAATGTTTGAGCATTTTTACAATGAGATCTTTAGATCAGTAATCATAGCATTTGGTTCTCTCTTTAACGGAATTGAGATCCACAAAAAAGATGCTAATGATGATACTTTCAGTGTCATTAAAGTTCCACTTGCATATGGACCTACTCAAAAGTTTTTAGCAAGACTGGAGCAACAAGCAGATTTGAATAAACCAGTTCAAATGACTCTTCCAAGAATGTCATTTGAATTTACTGATTTACAATATGATCCTGTAAGAAAAGCAACTCAAACACAAGCATTTCATCCTGTAACTGATTCAGGAACAAAAACAAAAAAAGTTTTTATGCCTGTCCCATATAATATGGGATTTGAACTTTCAATAATGACAAAGTTAAATGATGATGCTTTGCAAATTATTGAACAGATTTTGCCATATTTTCAACCATCATATACACTTCCAATTAAACTTCTTGGTGAACTTAGAGAAGTTGTAAATGTACCTGTTCAACTTGAAAATGTGTCAATGGAAGATGATTATGAAGGTAATTTTGATACTAGAAGAGCACTTGTTTACACACTAAGATTTTCTGCAAAGACAAATCTATATGGACCAATCAGTGATGTTTCAAGTGATGTTATTAAAAAAGTACAAATTGGTTACGTATCTGGTCAGAGAACTGCTTCTGGTCAAGCATATAGTAGAGATGTTTCATATAGTGTAGCACCAAGAGCAACTAAGAACTACACAGGCAATGTACTTACAGAACTTGCTGAAGATGTTGATGCCACAGAAACTATAATTAGTGTTTCAAATGGTTCAGTAATTACTGCCAAACAATACATCACTATTGGTGATGAGGAAATGTTTGTTAAATCTGTAAATGGTAATAACTTAACTGTGGACAGGGGACAAGATAAAACCACAGCATCAAATCATGTTCTTGGAGCAGCAGTCTCTGGCATTGAAGCATCTGATGCAGGATTCATTGATATTGGTGATAACTTTGGATTTGATGGTGGACTGTTATGACTGATGATAGTATCATAGACATTACACCAGGTAAAGATAAACCTGCTCATATTGTCAAAAATGATGTAGAAAAAGATTATGAATATACAAGAGGAAATCTATACTCTATTATAGAAAAAGGTCAAGAAGCAATCAATGGTATTCTAGAACTTGCTCAAGAAAGTGAAATGCCAAGAGCATATGAGGTTGCTGGTCAGTTAATTAAAAATGTTGCTGATGCCACAGATAAACTAATGACTCTTCAACAAAAGTTAAAAGATGTTGAGGAAGAAAAAGTTAATAAAGGTCCAACCACAGTCAATAATGCTTTATTTGTTGGATCAACTGCAGAACTGCAAAAGTTACTGAAGAATAATACTGATAAATAATACACCAGGGAGAGAAATCCCAAAGTATTATTACTAATAGAATGTCTAATAAAGAAGACTTGCCGTCAATAAATGATTATCTAGAGGAGAGTGAACTGCCCTCTTATAAGGATTTTATTGAAGAAGAAAAAGAATTACCATCAGTAGAAGAATATAAAACTCACCCTCTAGAAGAG